CAACTGTTTTTACTCTTGCTTTATTCAATACGTGGCGAAGCCACCTTTACAGGACTAGGTTGACATGGGTGATCATTGCCTAGATTATCTTTTCTTGCCCTACCTCGGAGTGCTTGTTCACTCGCCAGTAACTCTCTGTCCACTGATTGGTTAGAACGCAAAACTACACCAGTAACGTTTTTTTACAAATTCTCAGTGAATTGTGACGCTTTACAACCATCGCCACATCTAATTATAGTCTGATTTGACGAATTCTGCAGAAACCTTTTTGGAAAAATTGTGAGTTCTGTGTATAATAGAGTGTAGGAACAAGTTCCTCACTCATAGAATTGGAGACAAAAAGATGACGAACAAAGACAAACCGCACCGGTGTGAGGCGAAAATGAGCTGTAAAGCTACCGCCCAACTGAAAGCAGAAGTAGCAGACGAGATTATGGAGGAAGACAAGAGCCTGAGCGAGTTGCTCGAAGACAAGGAAAATAATGAGAATAAGAATACTGAAGAATGATGCCTTTTGTTTGGCACAGTTCAAGAATAATAGATACGAAATAGGGCACTGCTCTCTAGACGACTGCTGCTTCGACCGTGAAGTAACAGAGTTTTTGAGTCAGAACGTGGGTTCAGAGCAGTGTATAACCAAAACCGTCCCTATCAACGAACAGTTTTTCTTCTCAATTTTGCTGTATCACGACAAAGTACAGCAAGAAAATTGCGACTGCATTGGTACTTTGGAAAAAGATGGCGATAAGCACATCCTAAATATCAAAAAAATCGTCGGTGGCGATAAAATCTACCCAGAATCTCACCACAGATTTCTCATCACCTCTTATTTTCCATCTAAAAATTTCTTTAGTGGTGAATTTCACCGGTCTGTACTTACATCAGATGGTGTTATTACTCTAGAAGAGAACCAAATGATTGGTGTTAAAGATGGCTTGATAGAAGAATTGGATGTTAATGAGATTTTAGACATGCTCTCTAAGGCTAAAACCGAAAAGTCGCCCTCTTACAAGCAGGTAAAGCTGCAATCTTCAAGAAAAAGACCCTCTAGACCCACCAAGGGTACTATTATTTACAACGAAATCTCAGACCAGTTCGAGGTTTATGGGAAAAATGGCTGGAAAAGACTAGGGACGGAGAAAATTTAATGAAAGTTCCATCGGGAATGACCGAACAGCAGGTTGCAGATCAAATTACTGTAGTATGCGATAGGATATCACCCAAATATACATTTTACGGATATACCAATGAAGACATTTGGCAAGAGGCTTTTATTATTTGCATAGAAGCCCTTAACAGGTATGATGAGGCTCGCCCTTTGGAAAACTTCCTGAGTGTAAATCTATCAAACAGACTAAAGACTTTTATGCGTGATAACTACTTTATCGGGAACTCGAATGATTCCCGTAAGAAGTTGGCTCGACCGTCACAGTTAGATTACGAAGATAAAATCATTGATTCTGACACAGAAAAACAGCAATACGAAGAGTTAGACTTTAAAAATATGACTGAAGCGATTGACAAGTATATTCCTGCAAGCATCAGAATGGACTACTTAAAAATCATCAATGATATTTATATTACAAAACAAAGAAAAGAAGAAGTTCTTAGAATCATCAGGGGCATCCTAGAGGAACAAGGGTTCAATGAAAACCGGCAGGATCAGTAAAGTCGAAGCACAATACATCGCAGAAAATATTCATGTGCCTTACATCAAAGTCGCATTAGAACTGGATAGAAATCCAGATAGTATTCTAGATTTCATCAAACGTAAGGTTTCAGAGGGCAAACTTGAGAAGCCCAAGTGGTTAGAAGGGCAAAGCGAAGAGCAAGCCAAATACGACCTATCATTTAGACCATACTGGAAAGAGCTACAACAGCAGTTTACCAACGAAGAGCTTGAACTTTTTAAGTACCACTGGTCAAGAATCATCTCTCAATTCCAAGATGATGTTATACCAACTGAAGAACTACAAGTTGTTGACCTCATCAAGCTAGACATATTAATGAATAGGGCACTCAAAGGTAATAAAGATAACCTTGAACAGATTACCGTTCTAGACGCCCTCATTGCTACTGAGAGGCAGCATGACTCTGATCAGATAGATACAGACACCCTTTTTAATATGGAGCGTCAGGTGGCGTCTCTGAAAGCCTCACAGGAATCTCTGAATAAAGACTACCGCGAACTACAAACCAAAAAGAATACAATGCTCAAGGACATGAAGGCTACTCGTGAGCAACGTGTTAAGAGATTTGAAGATAGTAAGTCTAGTTTTGGTGGATGGATGGCATATCTTGTCTCTAACCCAGAAGTTGCACATGGCTATGGTCTTGAAATGGAAAAAATGAGATTAGCCATGCAAAAAGAAGCAGACAGATTATCTCAGTTCCACAAATACACAGACGACATGATAGACCAGCCGTTTTTAACCCCCGACACAGTTAAAGACTAGGAAAGGACATATGAAAGCTATCATTTTTGGAATTACCGGACAAGATGGAAGTCATCTAGCCGACTTACTACTCTCAAAGGACTACCACGTAGTGGGAGTCTCCCGCAGAGCCAGCACAGACAACACGCAAAGAATCAAACATATCCTTGATGATGAAAGGTTCAAACTGATTCAAGGTGACATTACTGATGCTCATTCTATTATAAGTATATTTAAAAAACATGAAGATGTAGATGAAATCTATAATTTAGCCGCACAGTCACATGTAGCAGTGTCTTTTAAGCAACCAGCACTCACATGGGATATAACAGGCAAGGGCTGTTTAAATATCCTACAGCCTATGGTGGATCTTGGAATTAAAGCAAGGTTCTATCAGGCTAGTTCTAGCGAGATGTACGGGAGGAACTACGACGAGAGAATAGATGACGCTGCCATAGCTAAGTGGGAAGGTGGACAAATACACGGGTGTTTTGAGAAGTATCAAGATGAAGAAACAAAATTCATGCCACAAAGCCCATACGCTATCGCTAAGTGTGCGGCTCATCACATGACTAGACTATTCCGTGAGGCTTACGGCTTACATGCTAGTGCTGGTATTTTATTCAATCACGAAGGTCCACGCAGGGGTGAGAATTTCGTTACTCGTAAGATTACCAAATGGATTGGGGAATTTGTAAGGTGGTACCAAGAAAATCCCACTGTATTTGAAAATTGTCAGTTACAAGAATATGAAAATCTTGACACAGATTACATTTATACACAAGGTAAAAGCGGACCCAAGTTCCCAAAGCTACGTCTAGGTAACTTGGAAGCATTTCGAGATTGGGGGTACGCAGGAGATTACGTGGAAGCGATGTGGATGATGCTCCAACAGGACAGCCCACAGGACTTTGTTATCTGCACCGGCGAAACTCATACGATTCGCGAGTTCCTAGACGTAGCGTTTTCACACGTTGGTATAGACGATTGGTCTGATTTAGTGGTTCAAGACCCTGAATTCTATAGGCCAGCAGAGGTTGATTATTTACGGGGCGATTGCAGCAAGGCAAAGCATGTATTGGGATGGACTCCTAAGCACAGTTTTAAAGATTTGGTAAAGAAAATGGTAGAACATGACCTATCATGAAAATCTATGTATTGAAATTTGATCTATCCTTAGCCCACGCTAGACTCAAAAAGTTTACGCTAAGAGAATTTAATGATGAGACCCCTGAATTATTCATAGAAGCAAAAGACCCAGACGAGGCTTGTTACTTAGGTTATTGTAAATTTGCAGATACTATACTTAGTCAAGACTCTTCCCCAGAGACGGTAAAATTGATTAAAGAAATAGAGTACGACATAAGAATAACGAGGGTTTACTGTAAAGATGAAAAGAAATTATGATGATCCTCAGTACAAGATTTGGCGACAAACTGTAAGGCGAAGGGATAAAAATACTTGTCAAATGCCCAAGTGCAAATGTAAGAAAAGATTGCAAGCTCACCATATTAGAAAATGGTCAAGTGCATCCATGTTGAGGTACGATGTAAATAACGGTATTACGTTATGCCGCACTTGTCATGATTCGATCAATGGCAAGGAACACTTATACGAATCTTTATTCATGGAGATAGTGCGAAAAAATGACAAGTAAAGCACGGACATACAAAGTAATCAAAGATACGCGAGAACAAGACGGGTACACCTTTGAGAGTTTTACCGGAAGGTACACCTCTTGTACAGGTATGGTTTTAAAAAAGCTAGATACTGGTGATTATTCCCTAGAAGGTCTAGAAGATAGACTTTGCATAGAGAGAAAAGGAAAAGTCTCTGAACTTGCAATTAACCTTGGAAAAGATAAAGCAAGATTCATGAGAGAGATTGAAAGGATGAAGGAGTTTGAGTTTCCCTTTTTAGTTTTAGAATTTCCCTTGGATGACCTTATCAAATTTCCAGAAGGAGCGGATATACCAGAGGGCAACATGTCTAAAGTAAAGATCACCGGAAAATATTTATTAAAGATGCTCGTTGAAATACAAATGGACTATAATATCCCGATTTATTTTTGCGATAACAAGAAAAATGCTAAATTTCTAATTAATAGTATATTCAAAAGAGTCAATGAACGCTGCTCAACCGGAGAATAATAAAATGACGTTAAGTGTTGATACCATTTCTGACGTACAGACCTATGGACTAGACGTTAAAAATAGAGAGCTATACTTACACGGATATATTGGTAACACCGAGGAAGATCCCGGCGTCGAATATAGAATGGCTGCACAGTTCTATAAAAATATAAGATTGCTAGATTGTATCAATAACCAACCTGTAATCGTTCATATGCTTAGCGAGGGTGGAGAATGGGATGCTGGTATAGCAATTTATGACGCAATATCTTTATGCCAATCCTACGTCACAATTATTGCCTATGGGCAAGCCTCATCCATGAGTAGCATCATACTTCAGGCTGCTGACAAGAGAATAATGACACCCAATGCCCACTTTATGCTTCATTATGGAACCACAGATTGTGGTGGAGATCACCTCAGTGCCCAGAACTACGCAAAAGTAGACAAAAAGAATACAGAAACAATGCTCGACATCTATAGTGCTGGATGTTCCAAAGGAGAATACTTTAAAGAACACTACACCGACGTTACAGAAGAAAAAGTCAAAAATTACCTAAAGAGAAAGCTGAAAGACGGTGACTGGTACTTAGATGCCAACGAAGCGGTGTACTATGGGTTAGCAGACGCAGTTTTAGAGACTAGAAAGTGCCCTCACATAGATAGTTTAAAATGAAACTAAAAAAGATAAATGAGGCTTGGTTAAATCTAGATAAGGTAGATGATAAAGATCTATTTAACCCCATGTCGCTAGCCAAAATAAGTGATGACGATTTTCATTATCGTCTTCTTTGGCTAATGACTAGGCCAGAGTATTTTTCGTTTCTATGTAAGCAAATACTAAACATAAACATCTTACCCTCACAGGCTTTGTTTCTCTGCGAGATGTGGAACCGAAAATTCCCCATGCTTATCGCTAGTCGTGGATTTGGTAAGTCTTTTATACTATCGCTCTACGCTATCTTAAGAGCATTAATTTTACCAGAAAGAAAAGTTGTAGTTGTTGGTGCTGCTTTCCGACAATCTAAGGTTCTCTTCGAGTACATGGAAACAATTTGGAACAATTCACCGATCTTAAGGGGGATGTGCGATGCTAACTCTGGACCACGCCGAGATGTAGACCGTTGCGTTATGCGGATTAATAAATCTCGCATTACTTGTTTGCCTTTGGGGGACGGACAGAAAATCAGGGGTCAAAGAGCTAACGATATTATCTCTGACGAATTTGCTTCCATACCTCGTGATATTTTTGAAACCGTTGTGGCAGGTTTTGCTGCGGTAAGCTCCGACCCAATCGAGAATGTTAAAAGGGTAGCAGCAAAGAAAAAAGCTGAAGAGTTAGGTCTGGATCTATTCGAAGAAGATGAGAACACCATCAAGAAAAATGACAACCAGATTATTCTTTCCGGTACGGCGTATTATGATTTTAATCATTTTGCTATATACTGGAAAAAATGGAGGTCTATTATTCAAAGTCAAGGTAGAAAAAATAGATTAAGAGATATTTTTGGAGAAGATCCACCAAAAGATTTTAACTGGAAAGATTACTCTGTTATTCGTATTCCTTATGAGCTTCTACCAGAAGGCTTTATGGACGCCTCACAGGTCGCCAGATCGAAGGCAACGGTCCATGCTGGTATTTATCAAATGGAGTTCGGAGCGTGCTTTACACGCGATTCTCAGGGCTTCTTCAAGCGTACCCTGATCGAGTCGTGTGTTACTGACGACAAATACAACGATAAGCCAGTAATAAAAGACTCACAAGATAACCCTATCTGTTTTCAATCACAATTACGTGGTGATCTTAATAAGAAGTACGTATTCGGCGTTGACCCTGCGTCTGAGGTAGATAATTTTAGTATTGTAGTTATAGAATTAAACGGCGATCACAGACGAATTGTTCACGTATGGACAACAAACAGGCAGCAGCATAAGGAAAAGGTTAAGAGCGGCTACTCTACTGAGTCAGACTTCTACGCCTACTGTGCTAGAAAAATTAGAGATCTCATGAAAATCTTCCCATGTATTCATATTTCTATGGATGCTGGGGGTGGTGGTATTGCCGTTATGGAAAGCTTGCATGATAATGATAAGATACAAGAGGGCGAACATCCAATCTGGGAAGTAATCGACGAGAACAAGGAAAAGGACACAGATTATAACAGAGGTTTACACATCTTAGAAATGTGCCAATTCTCAAGGTATGACTGGTTGGCAGAAGCTAATCATGGAATGAGAAAAGACTTTGAAGACAGAATTTTATTATTCCCAATGTTTGACACTCTAAGTCTTGATATTTCATCAATTGAGGATGATATGAAGGGCAGATCATATGATACCCTTGAACAGTGTGTAATGGAAATTGAGGATCTCAAGGATGAATTGTCAATGATTCAGATTACTCAAACGACAACAGGTCGAGACAAGTGGGACACTCCAGAGACAGTAATTGGAACAGGGAAAAAGGGCAAACTAAGAAAAGACCGCTACTCTTCTTTACTTATGGCTAATATGGCGGCAAGAAGAATAGACAGAACTCCAGACGCTGAGACCTACAATTTTTATGGAGGATTTGCAACTGTAGACAAGCCAAAAGATGCTACAGGCAAGCTATATCAGGGGCCACAGTGGTTTACAGATGGTATGCACGGTATTTACTAGATTTATGTGTATAATCATTCGCAATACATTTTGAATCATTTGTAATTAAAGGGAACAACTTATAATGTCCGAACACACCAATGGATCTCTTACCACTTGGAACAGTGACGATAGGAACAGTAGAGAAGAAGCGTTTAGAGAATATGCCCAAGCCTCAGAATCTTATGAGGGCATTTCTAGAGCGTCTAGCAGAGATTTTCTAGACATAGAAGCAAACCGTTCTGTAAAACCTCATTTTGGTTCGAACGATTACTACGCCTTTAGACCTGAAGAGCAAGTTCCTCGTAAATCCAAGCGTATCATCAAAATGTGCATGGATGCATACGACAAGGTTGGAATCGTAAGAAATGTTATTGACCTCATGGGCGACTTTGGTTGCCAAGGTGTCAACATTGTTCATGAAAACAAGAGCGTGGAAAAGTTTTTTCAGCAGTGGTTCAAGAAGATTGATGGAAAAGAAAGATCAGAGCGATTTATAAACAATCTATATAGAACTGGAAATGTATTTGTCTATAAGAGTTATGCCAATATTACGCCCGAAATCAACAAGTATATCAAGTCTTTAGCAGAAGATATCACTCTTGAGGTTCCAGATATCAAAAAGGCCGTTGTTCCTTGGAGGTACAACTTCTTTAACCCTCTAACTATTGACATGAAAGACGGTCAGGTTAGTTTATTTATGGGTAAAAAAAATTATGCTCTTACAGCTAATACCTTTTTTGATAACTTTAAGGATGGCACAATCCCAGTCAAAGTCTTGGAGACATTACCACCTAATGTCAAAAATGCAATCAAGCAACAAGACAGAAAAATAGACCTCGAAGCAGATCGTCTTTGTGTTCATTACTACAAGAAGGATGACTGGCAGCAGTGGGCACACCCCCTTGTTTACGCCATTCTCGACGATATCATCATGCTTGAGAAGATGAAGCTCGCTGACCTTGCTGCTTTGGATGGTGCAATTTCAAATATCCGACTGTGGACAGTTGGAGATTTCAATCATAAAGTTCTACCAACAAAAGAAGGTATTAATAAACTCCGTAATATTCTAGCTAGTAATACTGGTGGTGGAACTATGGAGCTTGTTTATGGTCCAGAACTCAAGTTTACAGAGAGTAACTCACAAGTTTACAAATTCTTAGGGTCGGAAAAATATCAATCTGTACTCAACAGTATCTATGCTGGTCTTGGCGTACCCCCCACATTGACTGGTATGGCAAATAATGGCGGTGGGTTCACTAATAACTTTATCTCATTAAAAACTCTCGTTGAGAGATTGCAGTACGGTAGAGACCAACTTACAAAATTCTGGGAAAAAGAACTGGAATTCGTAAGAAAAGCTATGGGTTTTAAAAAGCCAGCACATGTGGTTTATGACCAAATGAGTTTATCTGATGAGACTTCTGAGAAAAACCTCCTTATCCAACTTGCTGATCGCGACATTATTTCGCACGAAACTGTTCTTGAAAGATTCAAGGAAGTTCCAGCAGTTGAGAAGGTTAGGCTTCAAAGAGAAGATAAGGCTAGAAATGGCGAGAAGTTACCACCTAAAGCCAGTCCATTCCACAATGCAAACCAGAAGTTTGAGATGGAAAAAATGGATAAACAGACTGATCAGCAAGAGAAGGTCGCAGAAAACAAGGAAGCTCAAAAACCAAAAAACGATAATGGAAGACCACCTCATAAGCAAGACGAGGGGCCAAGAAAGAGGCGGGTAGATACGCCAAAAACCAGTCCGGGAGTTGCAGAATTATTCTTATGGGCTACAAAAGCATTTGATGCAACTTCCTTGATACGAGATGGTTATATTGCTCAAAAGGGGAGAGCAAACGTTCGCCAATTAACAAAATCAGAGGTGGATGAACTTGAAAACCTGAGACTTGGCACTCTTCTCAATCTAGAGCCCCTATGCGAGATAAACGATGATGTTGTCTACGCAGCAATATCTAGAGAGTTTAAGGAAATACCCAAAGAACTGAAAGACGCTAGGGTAAACTCAAAAGGCATAAATGACTATAGAAAACTAGTCATAGCAAACTATGTTGAGTTACTTCTAATGAAAAATTGACGTTTTTGTGAAAATTTATTTTTTTTGTGTATAATGCTTTGAGGTAATTAATATGACAATAAAAATATTCCAAAAAGAGATAGACGACGGTATTGGTGAGCTTGTAAAAAGCACTGCCAGCGTTGCGTATTGTTCTGAAGCCACTGTTTGTATCAATGATATTGCTCATTCTGGAAACAATGTCGTTAATAAAATAGTAGCAGAAAACAAAGACCAAATCGACCTTTACTACCTAGAGTCAGTTTTAGTGTCAACCGGATGGAATAAGAACGACGATGTGTTTACATCGGAATCTACTTGGGCTGCTAGAAATACCCCTGAAGACAAGCAGTTCAATTTTATGCACGATGAGAATGACATTATTGGTCATATCACTGGAAGCTATGTTTTAACCAAAGATGGTAAAGCTATAGCTGATGACGCAGAAACCCCACAAGAGTTTGATATTATCACTCAGGCGGTTCTCTACAATAGTTGGACCGGTGAGGGAAACAGAGATAGGATTGGAAAAATTATTGCTGAGATCCAAGAGGGGAAATGGTACGTTTCTATGGAATGTCTATTTTCTGGATTTGATTATGCATTAATTGATGAAAAGGGTGTTGCTAAAGTTCTCGCTAGAGACGAAAGCTCCTCTTTTCTAACCAAACATCTCAGGGCTTATGGTGGGTCGGGTGAATATGAGAAGTATAAGTTGGGGCGTGCTCTTTCTAATATTTCATTTTCTGGCAAAGGTTTGGTTTCTAAACCAGCTAATCCAAGAAGTGTAATTTTAAGTGATAAAAGTGCCGCCAATATTAACGTAGATCATAATTCTAAACTTTCGATAGGAGAATTACAAATGTCAGATGTTTTAACAGACCAGTTGGCCGAGGTTAAAGCACAGCTTCAAGAAGCTAAGGCTGAAAACGAAGCTATCAAGTCTAAAATTGAAGAAGCAAAAGATAAAGAATTTGCTTCTAAGGTAGAGGCTTTTGAAGCCGCTAATGATGAAAGCAAAGCTACAATTGATGAGCTTAATGAAACGATTAAGTCAACTCAGGCTCGCGTTGCTGAGTTGGAAGATTCGCTTCAAACGTCACAGTCCGAATTGGCAGAAGCCATGAAGCACATGGATGAAATGAAGAAAAAAGAAAAAATGGAGAAGCGTAAAGCAAGTCTCTCAGAGGCTGGCTTGGAAGAAGAAGAAGTTAATGAAGCTCTTGCTTCTTTTGACGCTCTTGATGACGAAGCCTTTGATTCTATTGTCGCTATGATGAAGAAGAAGGCTGGCAAGAAGTATGCTAAAGATGACGAATCGGAAGCTGGTATGCCTCCTGAAGTCAAAGAGCAGATGGAAAAGAAAAAGAAAGAAAAGGAAGCTGAAGCTGAAGAAGCCGAAGCAGAACTTTCTGAAGATGCATTTGATAATGTAGAAACCAGCGAAGCCACTCTCGTAGAGTCAGAGCAAACCGACGAGCTTGAAACAGCGAGAGCTTCTGTCTCAGACTGGTTTACAAATCACGTACTTAACAAGTAATTTATAGGAGATTATAACTATGGCTCTTAAAGCAGATAGATATGAAGAATCGGTTGATATCAGCTATTTCATGACTGCGGCTACTGGTGATCGAGGAGGCGTTGTTTGTCTTGACCTATTGAGTGCCTCTGGTGCTGCAATGGATCAGGGAGGCAATACGGTTTCTTACCAAGCTGCTGCTGCGTCTGACGTACCAGTTGGTATTCTTTTGAACGATGTTGTTAACAAAGACCTGACCAGAACCCATCTTAATCAATACAAGAATGAAGTTCAGTTGGGTAGTAAAGTCACCGTACTGACTCGTGGGTGGGTTGTTACCAATAAGGTAACTGGAACCCCAGCCGCTGGTGATTTGGCTTATGCTTCCGAAACCTCTGGCGAAATTTCAACAGTGGCAGCAGACGCAGAAGCATCTGGAAACTTGGCTCTTGGTCGATTTATGTCCGCTAAGGACGCAGATGGATATGCTAAAGTTTATGTCAACCTTCCTAATCACGGTGCTTAAGCCCATAATCTAAAGGAGATATTTAAATATGTCATATACTGAAAGACCTAGCGATGAATTTATCAGTCTTTACCAAAAGACTGGTGATAACGACCAGAATGTGGCTTACGCTGCACAGCGTGAGTTTGCTAAAGCATTGGAATTTCCTTTGCGAAAAGGTGTTCTGAGTGGTAATATTCTCGGAAACATTTTCGAGACTATCAATGTCGAGCCGGGAGCTACTACTGAGTATCCTCTCGACCTCATTTCACCGGGACTCGAAGGTGAGCACGTTGCTTACACCAATCCCGGTCATGGCCGTATTCCTGAGAGGGCGGTTGAAAGCGATTACGTCACGATTCCAACCTACAGCATTACTTCGAGCATTGATTACTTGCTCCGTTATGCTCGTGAGGCTCGTTGGGATGTGGCTGGTCGTGCTGCACAGGTCATGGAAGCTGGCTTTGTGAAGAAGATGAACGACGACGGATGGCACACCCTTTTGGCTGCTGGCGTTGACCGTAACATCTTGGTTTACGACGGTGACGCTACCGCAGGCTTGTTCTCTAAGCGTTTGGTTTCTCTCATGCAGACCGTTATGCGTCGTAATGCTGGTGGTAACACCGGTTCTGCCAATCGCGGTCGCTTGACCGATCTTTATGTTTCACCAGAAGCATTGGAAGATGTCCGTAACTGGGGATTGGATCAAGTTGACGAAGTTACTCGTCGTGAAATCTACACCGCAAGCGAAGGTGGTGCTCCCATCACCCGCATTTACGGTGTAAACCTTCATGATCTTGATGAACTTGGCGAAGGCCAAGAGTACCAAGACTTCTTCACGAGTGGTCTTGGTGGTGCTGTAGAGGGTTCTGACCTCGAATTGGTTGTTGGTCTGGATCAGGGTTCTAACGACAGCTTCGTTATGCCTATGAAGCAGGCTCTTCAGGTCTTTGAAGATCCAACCTTGCACCGTCAACAGAGAGTTGGCTACTACGGATGGGCTGAACTTGGATTTGGTGTTTTGGATAATCGTCGCGTTATCCTCGGCTCCTTCTAAGTTTATAGGCTTATCTACCTATACGAAAGAGTCATTCCCACTAGATTGGGAATGGCTCTTTTTTTGTGTATAATAGTTTGTAATTCGCGTTTTACACCAAAACCAAAAGGATCTTTTAAGGGGATAATATATTATGACCGCCTTTTCTGACTATTTGGAGTCTGGTCTTCTTCACCATGTGTTTAGAGGTCAAGATTTTCCAAAACCAGCCAATGTAGCTATAGCACTTTGTAGTGGAGTCCCAAGAGACTCTGATACTGGCGTTTCTCAATATGCAAATGGGGGTACGCTTCCAGAAATACCTTCTGGAAATTCAACTGGTGAATCTACAGGTTACCAGAGAAAAGATCTTGGAGACCCATCCGTACTTGGTAATTCCGCATGGACATATGACTCAGGTGACCACGATGCCGGAAGTGGCTTAATTAAAAATACTGATACAATATTGTTTGGCACTGCTGCCCAAGACTGGGGCTGGGTATCTGGAATCGCCATTGTTGACTCTGGAGAGTATGGAACTGGCAACATGCTCATGTATTCAGAATTGAGCAATCCAAGAATCATTTACCAAGGTGACACAGTTAAGTTTGATGTATCTACACTGCAAATTAAATTCAAATAGAGATAAA